TTGTACTTGGTCTTACCATTCTTATATAGACCAACCTCTTCTTTCACACGTATCTTCTTCTTACCACCAAAGAAGAACTGTGACCACTGCTTAGGACTGTTGATGTCTTCAAGTAATGTGTGTTTGGAAGCTAGCTCTTCTAAGTCAAGCTTGCATTCAACATACTCGTTAACAACTTCTACTGTGTACTCATCAAGCTTTACTTTGTCAATGTGCAAGCCATTGAACTGCATCTCTGTTGTTGCATGTAACGCTTCCATCTGAGAGAGTATGAGTGGTAGCTGATCTTGTTCTATCGCTCTTCCATATTGCTTCATAGCAATCTGTACAGTATTCTGAACATCTTGTTCTAGATATGGGATTAGTTCTTCAGGTGGAATCTTGTCAGAGCCAAGCCCTGCCTGAAAGTATTTCTTGATCCCATCATCTTTGATAGGCAAGCCATACTTGATTGACAACTCATCGAGGCTTGAGAACTTAGTCTGTTGAGCACTTAGGATGTACTCTGCCAACTGTGTATCCCAAATCATTCTGCGTTGTAGTTCATACTGCAAGTCAGAGCTAGTCTTGTAGAGATACATCAAATCAAAAGATATGTTGTGTCCACAGATTAGCGCGTCTGGTCGTTGTACTCGTATTAAGTATTCAAACTTTGCTATGTCGTATGTGGTGAATGTATTGGTTACATCCGTGCTGCCACACAATCCAAATGCAATAGCTCTGTTGTCTGGGTGCATAGGATGAGCTAGTCCTACGTCATCGTTGCCATTGAGTGTTGTCTCAACATCAATAGCTATAAATGTTTTGGTCATGGTTTTCCAAAAGCTTTCTTAAAAGGTTACTCGTATCTAGCCCTGATGGGATCGATGGTTACTAGAAATTGTCCGTGTCTATCTGACTCGACTTGTTTGCTTCCTCCTCCTGGTAGTTTGTTCTTAGGAACATTAATGGTACGAATCATTTCTTCTTCGGGACTCTTTGGTTCTTTGTACTTGCCGATTGTTATCACTACGTCTGCTTCGCCTGGCTTGTCAGTCTTGGAGCCACGCAGTGCATCCAAGCCTATGCATGGTGGGTCTTTCATTTCTACTGCTGACGCAGACAATTGTGATGCTGCAATAACTGGGCCATACGATCTTGCAAGTTCTCTTGCCCACTTGTATATCTTGCCCAGCTTAAGATCCTCACGCTCGTCTGACTTGAAGCCATCAACCTTGTCGAGCTGATCAAAAACAATCAGCCCTGGGTTAACTTCTCTGAACAATGTCTCAAGGTCACGCACGTTGTTCATGTCCTTAGTAACACGTATCTTGTCCTTATCACCACCCATGAGTGTGGTGTATGACACCATAGCAGCCTTGGAGTCTGCAATGAGTACCTTGCTTTCTTGTCCAAGCGCAGCTTGAACAATCCTAAAGAATACAACTGAAGATTCTTCTTCGTTGTTGACCCAGACCACAGGTCTGTCTTTAGGTAGTTGCTGTGCTAGGTAGCTGACCTCGCTTGCTAGAAAAGTAGTTTTACCCACTTCCACACGAGCAGCCACAATAACAAAGTTCCCAGTACGGAGAGGGCCAAGACTCCTATTGAGCGCGTCAAGACGCCACTCGTAACCGCTACTAGTAATTCGATCAGCAATAACAGACAGATCAGCACTAACAAAAAGTTCATCTTTTTCTATGTACCTTTCGACATCCTTAAGAGCGTTGGTTGCAATGATATGAACGTGCTCTAGATCACTAGAGCCTTCCTTGACTTTCTCACACTCCTCCATGATGAGAGCTAGGTAGTCCAACTCAATAAGAGTCTTGACTACTTCTTCGTGTGCATGGTGTGGAACAAACGTCTTTGCTTTGGTAAGCATCATACGTAGTTTCACAATGGAATCATCTGTAAGACGTTTACTTTGGTCTGCTATTAGGAACGCAGTGAATGAGTCCCAAGCAAACTCTGTAACTGAGGGAAATGTTTTGTAGTACTTGTCCATCCCGTCAAGGATGGTGTTGGTTTCTTTCATAACTACATGCGGTTTGATGTACCGCCTGTACTTTGAGAGGTTCTCTTTGCTCTTAGCGCAAAGGTATAGAACATCGTAGTCCATCTATTTCCTTTAAATTAGTATGCTCACAAGCTCTGCTGGTGTGCATTCTTTGGGTTCTTTATCTATGCCAAATAAGGCAACATTTATGTTGTCTGGTAAGTAGTGTGTTAGTTTCTTGTATAGCTTTGTTGTTCCCTCCATTCCTGCTTCATCTGGATCTAACCAAATAAATATAGTTTCAATGCCTAGCTCATAGATTTGAGCTAGTGTTCTGTCTGACAGATTTGTTCTTAGTAACGCTACGGAGCTAAGACCTGTGTTCTTGTGTACTCTGTAAGCACTGAGGTAGTCTTCCGTTATGACCAACGTTTTATTGCCCTTGTAGAACCAGCTTGATTCGCCTTTGGCGTTGTTGTTGGTGTAGTAGGTGATGTACTTAGGCTCTGCCTTTAGGTTGCGTACCTGCCAGCCTATCGGCTGCTGTTCTGGGTTGTGTAGGGTCAAGGCTACTTTGTGCCTTTCCCCTTCTATGCCGTGGAAGTTATCGTCTTCTGTGTTGCAGTAGTTTGTTCTGAGCCACACCTCACCCTCGATGCTTAGCTTTGTTAGTTGTGGCTTAGCTGGTGATTTCACTGACCCTGTATCTTCTTTTTTACTTATCCAGGTTGATAATCTGCCTTGGGATAGTCCGTCTGAAATATGGCCAGACTCGTTGCAATGGTGGCAGTAAGCCACTAATCCCCTGTCTGAACGCTTGATGTATAGCCTACGTTTAGTATCTACACCTGCTGAACATCCATCATGGTTAACATGGATCTGCTGCCCCATGTTACTAGGAGCATTTTTAAGTATTAGCTGTTTGTTTATCATTTATAAAGCCCAAAATATATAGCCCTCCTAAGAGGGCTATATGGTTTTGTAGTTTTAGATTGCGTTTTCTGATGACCCATATACCTTAGCAAAAAGCTCGCCAGCAACTTTACGTTGCGTGTCGTTCAATTTGTTTAGATATACAAGTGTGAATGCTGACTTGAGAGTACAGCCTACAGATACTTTTCTACAGATACCAAACAAGGTACGTGGTGAGATAGTAAGACTGAACTGACCTGACTTGTAGCCTTGCCTAATAAGGTTGGCTAGTTTAACCAGTTCTTTAGCTGCTTTGCCTGTTACTGTAGTAGGGTATTTACTAGTAATGATCTTCTCTTCCACTGCTGCTGGTAGATAGTCAACGAATACTGCTGTACCAAACCTGTCTAGAGTTGCTGAGTTCTGTACGTTAGTACCTGCATGAGCACCTGTGTCATCACCCTGACCTTGTGTATTACCAATAGCAACAAGTCTGAAGTCCTTGTGAGGAATGATTTGTTTGTCCTTGGTACTACCTGGCATCTCTTTCAAGAAGAGCTTGCCCTCGTCCTCTAAGAGCCACTGTAGACCCATTGAGATCTCTGGAGGAGTTACATCCCACTCATCCCATGCAAACACAGCACCATACTTGACTGCTTCTGTTGCTGCACCATCTACCCATACTGTTGAACCATCCTTAGCTGTTAGCTGACCAAAGATCATTGAGGAATCCATATCCCCAGTGCAATTAACCCTAACAAAAGGACGATAAGTACGAGCACACAACTGCTCAATAAGACTAGATTTACCAGCCCCTGTAGGACCGTAGCAAAGTACTTTCTCATTTAACTCCCAAGCTTGAAGAATGTCAGACGCAAGTTTTGGATCAATGACATAGGTTGAATTGATACTAGGAACAAATGCAGCTATACGCTCATCCCAATCAGATTCTTGGAACACAGTGATTCCAAAATCATGGTCAACTGGCTGACCGATAACCTCAGAGAGGTAAATTTGATTGTGTTTAAGACCTGTTGTAGGTGCTGCTTCCATAAGTTTTCTATCTTCGGTAGTTGTTTCATGTGAAACATCTTCCGTTGATGCTTCTATTGGCTTAGGTGGTTTACGTTTGTCAAGAGCTTCTTTCAAAGCTTTCTTAACAAGGTCTTCCACCTTCGGTGATGGTGGTTTTACTACGGTTGTCATTTAAGAATTTTCCTTTCTATTAACTCAATCAACTTACTTGGGATTTCATGTGGTTCTTTGACAACACTGTTAGCTTTGTAGTAGTACGTGACTGCATCACTACATAAACCTAAGCCGTATATGTCAACAGACTTCGATGCTTCTATCTCTTTAATTACTTTCTCTGTGAATTGCTCTAGGCCACTTGATGACTTTGATGCTGCTGGACAACCATCAGACATCACAATCAATAGCTTCTTCTTTTCTTTACGTTTATTCAAACGATCATAAGCCCACAAAATATTCTCACCATCAGGATTACCAACCATAAACCTACTACTGAGAGCGAAATATTCTTTGAGGCTATCATCGTTTACCCTTAGATCATTGAAGCCTTTGTATACAAACATCAGTGGTTTAGGTTCTGAGAACCCTCCACTAGCATCAGTGAAACCAAGAATCTCAAGCGGTATGTTGAGTGTTGAACAAACTTCGTTAACAAGTAATGTAGAAGCCAAAGCGTTTAGCACTTTGTCTCCACCCATTGAACCAGACATGTCCACCAGTACTGTGATAGCAGCATCCAATGTTTTGTTATCTATCTTGTTTTTGAAGATACGTTCACTAAACCCTGGTGCGTTGAAACAGATACGAGACAGTCGAGACTGATCTAGCTTCCCCTTCTTAACACCAAACTGAGTCTGTGACTTGGCTCTGATCTGAATGAGTCTACGTACTTGTTGTGCAAAGTTCTCTTGTGATACAAGGTTTGGAGTTATCCGTTTCTCATATTCTTGCAAGAAGTTTCTTCTGTAACTACCAGGTTCAAAGTATTTGTCTTCACCTTTTCTACGTGGGTAATCAACAACAATGAACTCTGAGTAGTCGGTCATGTCCCACTCACCTCTAGAACCAGTTGGTGCAAAGTTAACACCTGTCTTGCTCATCTCTGAGCCTTCATCAGGCATAGACATTGAGAATGTTTCTATCTCTTCAGGTGTGAGCACAATGTCTATAACTTTGTACTCAGTAGCTGGTGGCACATCATCATCACTACCAGATCTATCACCTTCAGTAGCCTCACCAGTTCCTTCTTCGTCAGACTTTTCTATGGTCTTGCCATCCATCTTGCCTTCACCGCTACCTTCTTTGGATTTAGCTGGCATCGGTAGTTCTTTGGGACACTCATCACCAAGTTCTTTGAGTAGGTCTTCTGCTAGTTTGTATGTAGCTTCTGTACCTATCTTCTTATCCAGTATCGAATGACAATAAACAAGACGATCAGAGAAGTTATTAAGAACATCCATTATCTTTTTATTGGGAGTTGTTGATGATGCAGCAAGTCCAATCTTTGGAAAACTACTTGCTGTTAGATCAGACTCCCAACACATCATGGCTACAGTGAGCTTTGCAATGGCTGATGTATTCTTACTAGCACGAGCAAGGATTTGCTCTACTAGCGTTGAACTACAGTCATCCCAGTTCTCTCTGAAACCCTGATACTCCTTGGCTTCTATGACATTGATGCGGGAATCTTCCATGAAGTTCCATACAAACATCAAGATGCCTTTAGGATTAAGGTCTTTGCTCTTAAGAACATCAAAGCTGCTAAAGCGATCATGTGCAACCTCATGGTCAACAGATGCCATCAGCTGCTGTAGTTCTATGTCAGTGGTCTTATGAGTAATCCTAGGTAGATAGATGGTCTTACCATCGTGCCTAGGCTCATTAGCGTCTTCAAATACTATAGATATACCAGCCCTACCTGCACTGGCTCTAATGTATTTCTGAACTTCAATAGCTTTTGTAAGCATTAGGCAAACAACATCTTCTTAACTTCGGAATGGATAGTCTTAGCATCAAGATGCCCTGGGATTTCCATAAGAAGTTTGAGAACTTTGTCAATGTACTCTTGGTTAGTAACCTCTTCTTTGTCAGGTTTGGTTTCCTTGATCTTGTTCTGTAGGTAAGTCTTACCACAGTAACTACCGTTATCATCAACTAAGCTGATACCGATCTTCATAGCAGTATGGATAACTGATTTAGCAGATCTCCAAGGTCCAGGCATAGAACTTATTTCAAAGTCTTTCTTGATCAGCTTCTCAGTGTCTTTCAGTTCCTTCGTAAAGGTATCTACAGTGCTATGCGTATACGCAACCTGTATCATCTTCTCAAAGGTGCTAGTAGCTGAAGCATCTGAAACTAACGATTCAGTTGCAGCAGCATACAAGGGTGAGGAAGTAGTTTCCACTTGTTTCTCCACAGTTACGGCAAGATTGCCACCATAGCAAGCTCATTAGAACTTGCTACAGAAGTAAACTTATTCTTGTTCATGCAACCCACGGTTGATGTACTCTTCTTTGAGTTCATCTTCAGTCATGTCTTTGTATCCAGTTACACCGTTCATAGCTGTATGTTCAACATAGTTTTTTAAATCTTCTATGTTTGACCAGTTACTAACATCATCATTTAACAGCTTGTCAATAAGTTCTTGTCTAGTTAACTCAATAACAGGAACATCAAATCCAAACTGTTCTTGGATTTCTTCAGGTGCTTGACCAGTGCCATAGGTTGTATCAGCACCATCTTTGAATACACCACAGAAACCCATACCTGGTTCGTAGTAATAGTTAGTAATGTCAAATCCCATAGCGACTAGTTTGAAACAAGCAGCTTCTGGTGGTGACCAAGCAGAGTTGTATCTAACTGTGAACTGAGTTTCTGATTCATCGTATGGAGCATTATCTTCACCATTGTCATAGCCAATATCCCACTTAGTACCCCACTCATTGATACAGTAGCTATACCAATCTTCATATCCATACTTCTTCTTGTTAGTTTCTTGTTGTGCTACTAGTAACACTTGGTCAGGGTTGTCATCACCTCCAACACGACCAGAGACAATCTCTAGTTCATGTGGAATAGGAATGAAGTCTCTTAAGAATCTACGATCCATCCAAGCATCTTTTGCTCGTTTGATCATCGAAGGATCTGTATGACGTATAGTCATTTTGTTTTCACACCAATTAGGCATCAGCTATCTCCAAAGTTTGTTGAGTAAGTTGGGACACCTGAGTGTCTTCAGTACTGGCAAAAGGGTCGGGGATGATAACCTCAACCAGTACATCGTCATAGTCATTTGTTTCTATCGTCCAGTACTTAGTAATCGTCATTCTCTATTGATCCGTCATAGAACCAATCAAGATAAGCATGAATGCCGTTACGAAACACATGACCATGTATGTGTGTCTCTTCTACTAGAACTGGCTCTTCCAAACCAGCATCTTCCAATGACACCATCTCTACCTTGCCACTGTCTTCCCACTGCATTTCATCAACTAAATCTAACTGTTTATCTAAATTCATAGCTAACTCCTATTGAGTGAAACAAAGGGCGAAGCCGATCTGCCCCCGCTCAAGGCGGGCAGTCGGCAAGTCCCGTTTATCTATCCAAGCGAAGGCTACGCAAGCAAGTGCCAACGTAGTTGGCGCACAGCTTGCCAGACTGAGCGTACTAATCATTGCTTCTTAGCCCACTCTTCATACTCACCAACGTGATCAAGAATCATCTGTTCTTGGTCACTTGGATACATATCTTTGAAGGCTACAAAGTGGTACTCACTACAACAATGAGTCTTCCCACCCTTCTCTGTTGTGCAATAGCAACAGTACAGGGTTGGAGATTGCATTAGTTCTTCACGAACTTCTTCTCTGTAAGATTTCATCTTAGTCATGTGGTTACCTTGGGGTTTAGTTGAGATAGAACTGACCTGTCAGTGACAAGCATGTAGTTGCTTTTGTTCATAGGAACAATGGTGTGCTTAACTTGTCTAGCAAGTTCTTCACCACAAGCAGCACACGTTGGACGTAATGCTCTAGCTCTTTGTGGTTCAACACGCACTGCATAGCAGTGAGTACATATAGGTAAATAGCGTTCATTCATGAGTCACCTTTCAATAGATAGTTCTATCTGCATCCCATTTATCAGCGACATATCGAGTTGATATGAATCTGTTACTAGGAACATTGGTAGGCTCATCCAGTGAGCTTATGAGTTCAGACCACTGTTCTTTAGTCAGAACATCCAGTCTGTTTTTCAAAGCCTCAGTTAATTTGTACTGTGAGAGAGAGTGTTCTACACAGCGGCATCCGTGAAACCACTCCGCATCAGTGATGCCTTCAGTCATAGGTCGTACAACGACCTTGCCATCAAAATGTATAGCGTGATACATCATGTGATTACCAGAGGTAGATTACAAATGGGACTGTTACAGCAGCTGCCATAACTACACAGGCTAAGTAATCCTTCCAGGTGTAGTCGTACTTGATAGCATCAAGTTTGTTCTGAAAGATATTAGTAATATCGTAGTGTTTACGCATCTTCATTCTCCAAGTAAGCAAACAACGGGATAGCTAGAGCTGAGAGTGTTGCAGCATATAGAAATGCCATATCGTGAGTACCGAATACATATCCGATAAGTAGTAGTGGTGTTTTAAGACAGTAGTAGTGCCAGAATTTCATATCTATCTCCAAGAAAGTGGAACAAAAAAAAGGTAGTAGATTTAACTACTACCTTTGATTTAAGGTTAAGCACGAGCGAGTGCATCAGCCTTGAGTTGAGTACGCAATGTCTTGAGAGCATTGAGTGCGTCACGAACTTCAGTTTGACGAGGATTGTCATACTTTTCCATACTCCAGAGAGCGTTAGAAAGAAGTTGTTGAGCCAAAAAGATTTGAAGGCCAGCTGGCTTGCGCTCCGTAAGAGCGTTGAAGCCGTTGAAGTCGAAGTTGGATTGCTGAGACATAAAAAGTTCCTAAGTTAAGTTGAGATTCGAGGGGAACTAGCCCCCTCACAAGAGCTGGACGTGAGGGCAAGCCCCGCAGGGGCGCAGTCGCGGAGCGTAAGCGTAGCGATTGGCAAGGCACTAAGGCGAAGCCCGAAGCCGTGACACAAAGGAACGGAGTGACGACTGGCGCGGTTAGTGCAGAGTTCACGCAGTGAACGGTGCCAACCCGAACAAGAAGCTGGGGGCTAGTTACCAACGGATAGCAAGTTGACGTAGATAGGAACTTTGTCTCGGCTATCTAACGTAGATGCAGACGGTGAGAGGATATGTAGGAGTGGAAGGTAGATGGACGTATACCGTACACCTGATAAGGGCAGGAAGGTAGGCTAGAA